CAGACAAAGGATCAAGAATGAGATGACCAGTCATAGCAGTAAGAAAAAAATCCTGTTCAATATCGGAAAGATTCCAAACACGAGAAATCTCATTCACTACAATATTAGAAAATACTGAGTAAACAAGATTAGTAGCTTGGGAATAATCACCGGACATATACCAACCAGGCTTAGAATGAAGACTATCTAGGATACTCTCAGGGGAAATAGGCTTGCCTATTAATTGAAAAACCCTTTGATCCTTTAGAACAGTCCAAAGTCTTCTCTGTAATGGTTTTAACACTGCATAGAGGAGAGAAGGTCCCTTAGAGATTACCCGAACCTTATTAGGCTCAGGAAGACCAACAAGCTTAACCTTTCTCCCCTCAGCATTAGAACCATAATACTCAATAGAGGCCTGCTCAACAAGCGTCCAATAAAATGACTTAAACAACTCTTTAAATTTTTCTGGTATTTTAACTACCACATCCTTTCCGGATGTAGTAGATATACCAGAGAAAAACATATTGAGTTCCTCAACGTCATAAATATTCTCTTCCCTAAACTTAGTGAACCATGAAGATTCACTAAACTCACCAAAAGCACCGAAAGCACTACGTGTACGTAGATACGTTCCAGAGCTCGTAGGGACAAAAGGAGAGATGCGATCCTCATCAGTATAACTAGTATACCGAAGAACCTCACGGACGGTCCTTCGCAGTTCCTCAATAGAATTTTCCTTTGAGAGGATATAGTTGAAACTTGTGCGTGCACTAATTTCTCCGATATCACCCCAGGAAATACCAAAAGATGGACTTGGATAGACACGGGACTCTGACGTTAACTCCTTAAAGGTTTTCACCTCACCGGCATTAACGGTAGCCTCATCAGGAAGAATAAAAGATTTCTTCAATAATAAAACCGAGTTTATAAAACCCAGAAAATTAACGGAAGAAAGATTATTCTTTAAACGAAGAGTATATCTATAATAACGACCCCCGACTAGGACAGAAGGATTATCAGACTCCGGAATCCATGAAGGACGATCCGGAAGGGTCTGACCCAACCAAAAGGCAGCAAAAGAAGCACATTTATACTTCATAAAGTCAGACCACAGATGGCCATGACAAACATTGTGCCAATAGAGTAACGTTCTCTTAGGAAGGGTTGGAGACTCAAGTCCATAGAGACCCCAAAGATCCATAATCTTATCGAGAGCTTGATGAAGAGGAGAAGTAAGACGATTTAATTCGACCTTCTCCAACTCTAATTGCTCACTAGACATAACAGGTTGAACCTGACTAAGCTTATTAAATTTTCGATTATTCGTATTTTTAATTTGTTTAGAACCGACAAAATGTCGGACCCCCCTTGGGGATTTCATATTACTCACCACACCGTTACTAGTGTAAACACTGGGAACAGGAGGGATCACAGTAATATGGGAGCTATCCCTACTACCAACTGGCTTTGTAAGCAAAATTGCTTTCAAAGGGTGTTTCTT